TCTCTAATGCTATAATATCTGTATGGAAAAGATAACAGACGAGATAGTGCTTGCTGTACCTACTGTAAAAGTTGGTGGGGATGCAGTTAAAGTGGAAGATGAATCTGACGATTCATAACAACCCCCAAACAACAAAGGAATAAAATGGTAAATAAATATTTTCAGAATAAAGGCAAGGCTATTTCTAGCGCAGCCAAAAACAGAACAACAAGTAACGTAGTTAAATCTAAAGGCCCGAAGACAGAAGGCGTTAAAAAAAAGAATACAACTAAAAAGACAGGACCAGATCCATTAAACTTGGCAGGACCTAAGAAGAAGAAAACTGAAACAAAGGGAAAAGAAAATAAATCTAAGCAAAGTTTTGGAGAAGCTTTTAAAGCCGCTAAGAAAGCTGGCGTTAAAGAGTTTGAATACAATGGTAAGAAGTACGCCGCTGTAACTAAGGACGAAGTTAAGAAGGCTGGATTCAAAGATGGTAAAAAAGATTTAGGAAAATATCTTAACACTAAACTAGGAAACAAAGCTAGATAATAATGGCTATGTCTAGAGCTAGTCTATATCAGACTACCAAAAATAAACCTAAAGCAAATGCCCCAGGCGGTAAGAAATTATCTCCTAAGCAAAAAGCTATAGCAAATAAAGCTGCTCCTAAAAATAAAATAACAGGTGCAGATTTTAAAGCTATTAAGAACCGAGGTAAAAAAAGAGTTAAGCCTGATGGTGGTCCTGTTAGCATGTCACCTAAGCTGAAGAAGGTAGTTAGTTATGTCCGCAAAAAAATCAACAGTAAATAAAGCAGGTAATTATACCAAGCCTACTATGAGGAAAGCTTTGTTTAATAGGATAAAAGCTGGAGGCAAGGGGGGTTCCCCTGGTCAGTGGTCTGCAAGAAAAGCGCAGATGTTAGCCAAGTCTTACAAAGCAAAAGGAGGAGGTTATAAATCATGATGAAATATATTAGATCAGTCATCTGTACTATCTTTCACATTAAACAATGTGATTGTACTAAGCCTGCAAAGAAAAAAAATAAAAAAGGTTTCTAATGCCTGGTCTTAAAAAACCACAAAGAAGTTTAAAGGCATGGACTAAACAGAAGTGGCGTACCAAATCAGGTAAGCCCTCTACTCAAGGACCGAAGGCGACAGGTGAGAGATACTTACCTTCATCTGCTATTAAGAGTTTATCAGCTAGTGAGTATGCTGCAACATCTGCTGCTAAAAGAAAAGGTAAAGCCCAAGGTAAACAATTTGTTGCACAGCCTAAGAACATTAAGAAGAAAGTTAAGAAGTACAGGAAGGTTACATAATGTTAGATAAATTATTAGGCGGAGGCCTTGTTAAAACAGTAGGATCTATAATAGATTCTGTTCACACAAGTGAAGATGAAAAGAATAATGCAAAAATTAAACTTAAAGAAATTGAAGCCACACTTAATCAGGCACAGAGCCAAATCAATTTGGCAGATGCTAAGTCTACTTCTGGTGGTATCTCTGGTTTCTTGCAGCGTTCATGGAGACCGCTCATTGGATTCTCCTGTGCTCTCGCAATCGCATGGGAATATGTCATTAAGAATTTTCTCATATTCTTTCTAGCAGTATTCGATGTACAAACACAAGAGTTACCTGCACTAGACATGGGTACATTGATGCCTTTAGTCATGGCTCTATTGGGAATGGCTGGCATTAGAAGTTTTGAGAAAGTAAAAGGAGTTGCTAAGTAATGAAAAAAAATTTAGAGGAGAGAATAAAAGAACATGAAGGGTTTAGATCTTTCATTTATAAAGACTCACTTGGTAAGGCTACGATAGGGTGGGGCCATTTGATAACAAAGGAGGACGACTATGAAGAAGGCATTGAATATAGTGTGGATCAGCTTGAAGATACCTTTCAGCACGATCTGGAAAATGCTAGCCAGGGCGCTATGCGTATTGCTGCGGATTGTGATATCCACATTAACGAGCATAGAGCAGTGGTTTTCGAAGTTCTAATCGAAATGGTATTCCAACTTGGTGAAAGCGGAGTTAGGAAATTCAAGAAGTTCTTATTGAACTTATCCAAACTTCAGTACAATGGTGCGGCAGATGAGATGCTCGACTCTAGGTGGAGTAAACAAACTCCGCACCGTGCTGAGGAACTCTCTTCAATAATCAGGGCACAAGCTGATGCTTAAGTGGGTACTGCTTGCTCAACTTTGTTTACCTGGTGATGAATATGAAGAGAAGAGTTGCGTAAGAATTATGGGTGAACCTGTACACGCAAGCTTTGACACTTGTATGTTTGAAGGATTTGATATAGCTCAAGAGATTGAAGATATCTTTGTTGATGGTGGCGGATTCTACTACAATTGTGTGGATACTTTTTCTATTGACACATTAGATAAGTACAGAAGCTAATGTCATTTCTTGTAGCTAACATACCACCGACTGAAGTCCTTGTTAAGAAGGAATATCTCTATGACTTTGAGAAGGGGCACGGTGAATACGAGCCAGGTATATGGATAACAGTTAAGTCTATACAGGGTAGAGCCCTGTACTTTGAGACATATCTCTATGAGACTGGCGCTTTATACGATAAGCTTCCTATATCCGCGTTCGTTTGGAAAGAAACCAAAGAAGAGATGCAGCTGGAAGACCTTGAATTATGGGACGCTTTTAGCTATCACATCTCAATTATACAAAAGGTGAGTGTAGGGTCAGGTAAATGTAAATACAAGGCTCCTAACGGGAATTTTTATTTTGGTGAGTATTTATACACCATAGATAGTTGTCATCCTGAGTACAACATACCAGATGTGGGGTATTCTGAGATACCTACACAGCATAAGTCTTTTAATATTATTCAATTAGACAATGGATACTTCGCTGCTCAGCCTAATAACCGCGTCATATTCTATGACAAATCTTTATCACCTAAGAAGATGAGGTTCCCTGATTACAAGGTATCTACTATTGAGTATGGTGTTGAGAGTAAATCTAAGTATACCGCAGGTGACGATAACAATTTCTTCTATGAATTTAAAGAGCAAGACTAGGTAGTTTTCACTACCCAGCTTCTCTGATCTATTGACTACTTGATGTAGTTTCTAGGAAAGACTTTAAAGTCTCTGTAGTAGGCTAATGCCCATTGCCAATCATCTTTATACTCGTTCTTGACAAACAGTTCGAGTTCTTTTTCCGCGCTAGTATTTTTAGTTTCAAACATATTGATAAACTTATCAATAGATAATCTTGTCATACTAAACACATTGTTCTTTACGTTTTCCATAGTTTCTCCCGTTTGGATATCTCGGCTAAGGCTCTCCAATAGTCCTTATCCTTGATCGAGAGTCTATCAAACTTGAAGCGTTTAGTCAACTGGAAATTAGTGAATGACTGGTATAGCGTTTTTGCAAGGCTGTCGTATGGTGTGGTCTGTGGGTAAGTAAACTGTTTCATTTTATCTCCTGAATAAAAAAAGGGCAGACTTTTCAATCTGCCCTTCACTCGGTGTGGAAGTTGAGTATCCCCAAACTTTCCTTAAATATTTCATCTAAGGCTCGAAAGGTTCTTTGTGCCCCCCACTTATTAAATTAAGTATAGCATAGTTGATACTATTTGTCAACATTAAAACGCATCAGACCAGTTACCTTGTACTGCACCCTTAGCATACTCAGTTGATCTAGTCTCAAAGAAGTTCTCATGAGCCTGTCCATTGACTACATAGTCTACCCAATCTAATGGGTTTTCTTTGACACCATAGTTAGGCTTGAGTCCTAGCTGTAGTAATCTTCTGTCTGCCATGTAGTGTATATACTTCTTCACATCTTCAGCAGTCAGTCCTTCAACAGGTCCTTGGTTAAATGCCAGGTCAATAAACTTCTCTTCGAGAGTTACCATATCCCTACATATATCGTAGAGTGACTTCTTAAAGTCATCATTCCAAAGCTCTGGTTGTTCATCTAGTATAGTATGAAATAGCTTTAACATATTTTCTACGTGATGGTTCTCATCTCTGATAGACCATGCAACAATCTGTCCCATACCTTTCATCTTACCAAACCTTTGAAAGTTTAACAGCATGATGAATGACCCAAACAATTGTAAGCCCTCACCAAATGCAGAGAAGACTGCCATGTCTCTGATAACTTTTTGATTATCATTACCACCCTTACTCTCCCATAAATAATTATGTTTGTCTGCCATCTCTTTGTATTCTTGAAATGCTTTGTACTCTCTGTCATCCATACCTATAGTATCGTTAAGTAAAGAGTAACTGTGCGCATGGTTAGCCTCTGATGTAGCAATAGCGGATAACATCATACGCACTTCAGGTTTTTTAAACATGGGTATATACACATCCATATAGGCCTGTGCTATATCTACATCACCTTGTGTAAAGAAAGTTAAGATTTGTTTTACTAAGTTTTTTTCTGGCTCACTCATCTTTGAGTTCCAGTCATTCACATCTTCATGTAATGGAACTTCACTGGGTAACCAGTGCATCTTCTGTTGTTGATCGTAAGCTTCGAAAGCCCACGGGTATTCAAACGGTTTATAATATTCTCGTCCTTCAAATACTGACATTTATTTCTCCTTTGTTATTTACGCTTGACATGCAACACACTCTTCTTCTGTTTGGAAGTCAGGGCGTACTGTACGTTCAATCTTTGTTGTTAAGTTTTCTACCTTCTTCAATGCTTGGCTTCTTAAGTAGTATAAAGTCTTCACTTTATTCTTCCATGCTCTGAAGTGTATTAGATGTAACTCTTTAGAGTTGACATCAGGTCTTAAAAATATATTCAAGCTTTGCGATTGGCATATAAATTGTTGCCTGTCTCCTGCAAATTCTATTAATATATTCTGATCCATTTCAATAGCAGTTTTAAAGACACGCTTATCTTCTTCTGTTAAGAAGTCAAAGTGTTGAACACTACCACCATTAGTAGTAACAGATTTCCATACTTCTTTATTATTTCTATTGAGTTCTATCAATCGTTTCTCTAGATACTTGTTACGTATTTCAAACGTACCTGTCAAAGTTTTCTGAGAAAAAGAGTTAGCTCGCATAGGTTCTACTGATGGAGAAGTACCCCCACAGATAATAGATGAAGATGCATTAGGCGCAATAGCGATCACATGGGAGTGTCTTTTGCCCGTGCCCTCCATATCTGAAGGGGAACCTCTCTCAGTTCCCAACTTATAGTTTGCGAGTTGAGCTTGTTTGTTTATATGCTTGAAGATATTGTGGTTAATATCTTTAGACATAGGACCATCAAAGGGCAAGCCTTTCTTTTGGAAGTATGTATGTAAACCCATAGCCCCCAGTCCTATAGCACGCTCATGACGTGCACTGTTCACGGCTTTCCACATATACTGTGGAGCATTGGCTATGAAATGTTCAAGAACATTATCAAGCATACGTACCAAATCCTCTATGAATAATGGATTGTCTTTCCACTCATCATAAAATTCTAAGTTAGTAGAAGACAAACAACATACTGCAGTTCTATCCATAGCAGTAGGTAATGTAATCTCTGAACATAAATTAGAATGATTAAACTTTAAACCTAAATCTTTTTGTGATTGAGGTAGTGCTTCATTAACTGTATCAACAAAACAAAGATAAGGTTCTCCTGTTGCTACTCTTGTTTCTAATATTTTAATCCACAACGTACGTGCATCTATAGTATTAATAACTTGTTGAGTATGTGGATCAATTAAATCCCAAGGCTTTCCATCTTGTACTGCTTCCATAAACTTATCTGATATATTAATACCGTGATGTAAATTTAAATTCTTTCTATGTATGTCCCCACCAGTTGGCTTACGCATCTCAATAAATTCTATTATCTCAGGATGTGCTACATCCATGTAAGCTGCATAGCTTCCTCGTCTCGTTGCTCCTTGATGGAAGGCAGTCATCTGAGAATCAACCACATGCATGAAAGGTATCACTCCTGTAGTTTTGTTACCAATGCTGGTTGCCATTCCTTGTGATCGAATTGCTCCCCAGTAACCGCCTATTCCTCCACCCATACTAGACAACCAAATGTTTTCTGTGTAGTGATCTGCTAATCCTTCTCTCGAATCATCCACGTAGTTTAAGAAACAAGATATAGGTAACCCTCTTGTGGTGCCCCCATTAGATAAGATAGGAGTAGCGAACATAAACCATAGCTTACTCGAGTAATCATATAACCTTTGAGCATGTGCTTCATCGTCAGCAAAGGCTATTGAGGCTCGTGCGAAAGCGTCCTGTGGACTAGCCTCTGTCGGTAACATATACCTGTCTTTCAGTATCATTTTACCTGCTGTTGTCAAGAGGTTATCGCGTGAGTAGTCTATATTTATTTTCATTTTTTCTCCTTTAAGAATGTTGTGTTTGTAGAGGGTCGAACTTTGCATTGTATCATACTGATCAAATGTGTTCAAGTGCTTTAGGAAAAACAACCCCATCTTTTACTTCAATGTAGCCTGAATCTTCCATAGCTTTCACTGTTTGTTCCAGTTCGCCAGGGTTAGGTATCTTCCTTAGCAACTCCCTCTTGAATTTCTTCAAGTGAATATACTTATTGCCGTTAGTTATCATAGTATTTTTAAACCACACACTCATATCCTGTGCAATCTTACCAGTCCTACCCATACCAAAACCTGCCAATGCTTTAGGCATGTGCTCTTCTACCTCAAACATAATGTCTTTAGTACGTTGCCAATGATCCCATGTGATAACTCTACTAGGGCTATTGGATGCTGATACAGACAAGGCTATCTTAATAAAGTGAGATACTCTACGTTGAGCATACTCCGCAAGGTTAGGATCAGTAGGCTCAGGTGTTAGACCTGCTTCAATGTCTTGATTGATCTTGTCAAATGCAGTAGGATCAAAGTGGGCTGGTCCGTACATCTTAGATATCTCTGATAGATCTTCTCTTAAATTTACAACAGTCTGATCATCAATTCTTTTTTGTAAAAGAGACTGAGGAATTTTCGGACCGTCATAAAACACAGGAATAATTCTAGATAGTAAACCTTGAGACCTAGCATCTTCGGGTAAGTTATCTACAAACTGCTCAGGTGTAGCACATGCTATCCAATTTAAACATGGTCCTTTGATAATATATTCACCTGATGTCTTAGTCTTATGTGAGTATTCTTCTTTACTATCCCACATATCTGTAAGAAACATTTGTAAATATCTCTCATGCCTTGATAAGAATGTACCAAGTTCAGATGTTACTAACGTCATAGACCCATCATGAAACTCTTCATTAGGTGTAGACAATCTCATATCCCAACGGGAAGACTTACACATATCAACTGCTAACTTCTCAGGAGTTATCCTATCTTGTATACAATACAAAGGATAGTCTCTCATACCATACTGATCTAAGCCTGAGTTGAATTGTTCATGATCAGGTTGTGATCCAGGCGGTGTTGTTAGCTTACTAAATATCTTAGTATATGGTAGGACTAGGCTAACAGATTTGTTACGACCAGGTCCAGCAATCATGACAACGAATATATTAGATCGTATATCGTAGTTCGCCATAGGAAACCAGACACGTCTACCCAGAGCACCTGCGACTGATGATAGCGCTGCCCATCTCCTAAAGATTTTAGGGATAGGACTATCTGAACTAGCTTCAACGCAAGCTTCTATATAATCCTTATATATTCTAGTCATGTTTCTCCCATACTTTTAGATCCTTCCATGTGTTACCTACCTCAGCAACAGAAGGAATAATTAATTCACGGTCTCCCATCTTAATAGAATTAGTCATACAATTTATGACCTCGGGCATAAGTTCATCAACCCTATCAGTAGGCACTTGACCTAAGATAGCATCGTGAACTTGCCCAAGAACCTGTACCCCTCTACCTTCGAGTTCTCTCCACACACGATAGAGTCCCATGTTTAATAGGTCTCCGATAGTAGACTGGGGTACATAGGCAATGGCTTCACGCAACGTAGATGCATCATTGAGTCTTCCCCAAAATTGTCTGCGTCTACCTAGTGGTGTTGTCAGTGCCCCCTCCTTTTCTAACTGTTTAAGCACATCACTGTGCCATGTCTGTATCCCAGGGAATGCCCCTTGAATACGTAAATACTTCATCTTATCGCCAAACTCTACACCATAAGAAGCTAACTCATCAAAGCCACCACGCGGATCTTGCTTATGCCAACGAGCAACTGAGTCAACAGGTATCACACCTCCGTAGTATAGTAATTGAAATCTTGTGGCATGTGATATCTTAATCTTTAAATGCCTACCTAATGAGGTAGCAGACAATCCATAGTTAGTACCATGACCTGCTCGCTTACATATATCTCTGAAGGTATAGTGTAAGTAGAAAGGTTTGTCGGCTAGAGCACGCTCTTGTTTCGCGTCCCCACTCCAACCCATATTGGGCCATACCATTTTAACAACTGTAGTATGTAGGTCACCACTCTCACATGCATTGATGTAACCTTCATCACCTGTAAGGTATGCAACCACACGAGACTCAGCCTGTTCAAGGTCAGCGTAGAACATAGTCATACCTGGATCAGGTACGAAGATTGCACGCAAGTCTTTCGTAATGTTTTGTAAGTTAGTACCTGTACCCCAAGGAGATTCTGATGATGACCATCTGCCTGTCTCAGTGCCTGCTACATTATAAGAACAACGTATCCTGTTGTCGTTATCCCTAGTAGTTTCTAATACGTTAAGTTGTTTATCAATGTCACGTAGTGCCATGATAGTATTACAGAAAGGTCTTGCCCTAGGATACTCTGAACGTAAATGTTCTAGTGCTTCTCTATCTGTAGAAACTTTTTGCTTACCTTTTTTGTATGCAATAACGGGAGGTAGGTTCAGTTGTGTATAGAATAAATCCATCAACTGTTTTGGCGAAGCATGATTTAGATCCTTACCTGTCACCGCATTGGCAAATAGATTAAGCATGCGCTCTAGCTTGAGCCTCTTGTCTTTGAGAGGGGCACGCATTTTCACAACCTTATCATTGTCCACACGCAATCCTCGTAGCATCATAGCCATCGCAGGCTTGAGACTATCTAATTCAAACTGATATGTCTTGGTGGTTTCTTCGTCTAGTTCTTTTTTAATCTTCTGCCAAATCTCTAGAGTAACGGCGCAGTCTAATGCACAATACGTCCAAAGAGTTTGTTCAGAATCGAGTTCAATATTTTGTATATCTACGTTCTTGATTATCCTCGCCATTGCTTTTGTCTCCCATGTTAATTATTGATAGTCACGTTCTATTATCATATCGATATAGTGTTTAGCTTTTTCTAAGTCTTGCTTGCCTCCCTTAAGGTTATGCCTACATATATACTTGATGGCATTGCCTTCAGCAAAAGGTAATCTGTTTTGATTAGTAAACTGTGCAGGTTGTATTACAAAATTTTTATAATGCTCACCACCAATCTGCTTGTCTAAGCTAGTGTATTTATAGTTATCGTATTTGTATTTGTCTCTTGTGTATTTATCTGTAGAGCTCATTCTCTCCTCCTACTATTTTATATATCTCGTCCCTCACTTCTTTGGCATTTAGTTCTGCGTACTCACAGACGACACTAAAGTCTTCTGACTTACCACGCAACCAAATCTTTGCCTTCTCTTTGTTTGCTTGAAATTCTCTTGCAATATTATCAGTCATAAAATCTATCAAAGCTTGATCTATAACAGCCCTCCACAGCCGCACTTCCTTTTCAATAGTTACCAGTTCATGTGGTATATGTAACTCCGAAAAGTATGGAGCTCGTTTCATTTATATTAATCATTCTTTCCTAGTACTCTTTGAAAACTTAGCCATAGTTTTCCAAGCACCCTCGTTAGTATAGATGGAGCCTAAATACCCCAGTCCTTTTTGTTGCTCAGGCTGAAGGGAATGTTGTGCGTGCATGGTATCATGTACCACACCTGCCACACGTATTCCCTTTTTATATTGTAACCACGAGACATCATACGTTTGATTCTGTGCTACCTTAGTTATCTTATCGTCCTCTAGTATTTTCTTAATCCAATCCCACGCTTTGAGTTCGTCTCCGTAAGCAGTCCAATAGTTTCTAAGCTTTTGTCTCTCATCTCTGAAAGGTATTACAAGAGCAACCCTATCACTAGGAGCAAAGCCAATGCAAGTAATGTCACCTGAAGCGGTCTCGATGTCAAAGCTAAGAGGTACATCACTGTTCCCCCTTTGTATAAATTTGTCTTCAAACTTTTGAAGATCTTCGATAGTTGGTTCAATCCATAACTCTCTTTCTATTATTTTTATTTCTTTTGATTCAGATTCTAGTATTGCTTTCTTTATATCCGCAAGTACTATAGGTCTGAAGTCATAGTTTCTAACTACGGCACTAGGACTATACGTAGGAAGTACTTTGATGCTCTCACTTAGAGTTGTTGCATTCAATATGGTTCCCCTGTAAGTACCTACTTTGTCTAGTCCTGTCAGCGCCCATAACGCTAAGCTACCCATAGCAATAATGATATTAGGTTGCGCAGCATTAAGCTCGTTTGCCAATCTCTCTACGTCAGATTCTTTATCTTCTTTAAGATATCCAAACCCACTCACAGAATATTTACTACGCCAGTCTGTCGTCTTACACTGCGCTTTATAATCTGCGCGGTTGTGAAAGAAATGTGCTGGGTTTTCTTGAGCAGGCTTGGTTGAGATTGCGTATGTTAGCAAGCAGTTCTCCACACCTATGTCTAATATCTCGACTAGCTGATTGAACATTCGACCAGCAGAACCTGTCATAATTTTGCCTAGTCTGGCTTCATCATTCGTAGGGAAGTCAAAGACGAAAGCAATTTTACATTGCAGACCATTCTTTGGTTTCTGAGACGGAACTGGTTTAAGAACTGCGTGCTGTGACATGGTTAGTTACTCAGTATTCTTTTTACTGAGGCTTGTAAGATATCTTTATTCTTACCTACCATCTCATGTTTGACAACTCCTTTAAAGGATTTGCCTATTGCCATCTCTAGCAATTCACCATAAGGTAAGTCATCTACATGACCCAAATCAATCCCTGATGTGAGGAAAGATTTTAATCCTGTCGCAGGATTCTTTACCTTCAGTGCATTTGGAGTAGCCCAAAACTCCATACGTGTGGGCTCTGCGTTAGGCAGATCGGCATCTGTTAAATCAGATTCCAAAATACCTGTGGCTTTGACATTCACTTTGACAAGTGGTGTCTGGTTTTCACCTACCACATCAGCTCTATAGCTAGTGATAGTGAAGTCATAACTACCCTCGGGTAATACAACTGTATCAGGTGTATCCTGTGGTGTCATGGTTAGGAAGTCAGCAACGTTTGACATTATTTGTCTCCTTTCGGTTTGCTTGTTTCAAGTTTGCTTTTCGCGTTAGATTGTATGGAAGTAAACAACTTGTTCAAGTCTAGTTCCATGTTCGATTCAATCAAGCTAGGCGCAGTTACTTTGAGATCCATCTTGTTATCAGATACTGTTCTCAGAGAACGTTCATTGCCTTTGCTTGTTGTCTTACTATCTATGCGACATACACAGTTAAAGTATCTACCTATTTTTGTAGATAGCTTTGAACCTACGGAAGTAGGATATGCTTTCGCAATTCCCAACTCACCTTCCATGTATTGAATATGTGAAGTAACTACCACGTTACATTTCACCTCGTCTCCTGTAATGTATTGAAGAATATTCTGTACATCTCTAGCCGCAGTACCCCACTCAGGTTGAGTAGGTTGCTCGGTAGGTTTCTTGTTGTTAAAGACGAGAGCACCTCTCAATGCTGCCTCGCCCATTAGTGTAAGGGAATCGATAACTAAAACAGTATCGTCTCCCCATTCTTTCACAGAACCAAAGTTCTCTTCTCCGTCTTTCCAAGTGGACAATAGTTGTGCCCCTTTTCTAAACGCATTAGCGTGTCCTAGTGAATCTCTTAGTGTAACATACGACACTCTTGATACAGCCTCTGGTGTTAGGTATTCGGATAGAATATCTAGACCATCATCGTAATCTAAGATGCGTAGTTTTTTACCTGCGTTAGCTAAACTCGCTAGAGCAGATGTCTTACCACTACCACTATCTCCTACGAGTAGTAGCTTGGTAACACTTGTTGATTTATGTTGACTTATGTTTGCCATTACGGTCTCCTATTTAAGTTGTAAGTATATATTAATTTATAGAATTGTCAAGCAAATATTTTTCCGCCTCATTATATCCGCCAATATGTTTGCCGCTTATAATTATTTGAGGAAAAGATTTTGCATCAGGAAATATTTTAAAGAACTCTTCTCTATTAAAATCCCTGTCTAACATGAGCACCATAGGGTCATGTTCTTTTAGTAAAGCCTTAGCCTTGGTGCAGTAAACGCAGTTTTCTTTTGAGTATATCTCTATAACTTTTTTCATTTACCGCCCCCATCTATGACCTCTAGTGTCATTGGCTTAGTCTCTTCTAAGTCTGCATGTAACTGCTGTTTGAAATCTTCTTTAAAGAACATCTCTCTTTGAGTACCTGAGTGAGAGCATGTCTCTCTAAACTTACACCCACCATAGTTATTACACGCTGTAAAATCTGCGGGGTAGTACCCTGAGTTAGCATATACATCTGATATCTCAAGATGATGTATCGTATCATCATACCATTCATCAAGTAAGTCTTTGTGTACATTGAATACTTGCCTTGCAAACCTAGTAAAGTTCACACCTGTCTGTACTCCATCAATGATTGCACCATCAACAGGTAACTTAAGTACCTCTCGACATGCCCATATGTATGCAAAGATCTGATTGTTTGGCATGAATCCTTTGAAGTAATAGTCAGACAAAGATGTCTTAGTAGTTTTAAAATCTACAATATATAACCTGTCATCTATGGTAACAATCTTATCTATCCTACCACTAAACCTATGCCCATTGTTTCCAATAGGTACTTCGAATCTCTGCTCAAGGGCAGGTGTTCCGTCAGGCATGGTAGCTAACTTCAAGTTGTCGTCCCAATATTCTTCGGCTCTCCATACGATAGCACGTAAGGCAGATTCTAATCCTCTTGCCTTATCGTCAGACATATTTAGTTCTTCGCCAAAATTTTCGAGGACATACTTGATTGCCATAGCTAAGGATTCTTCTTTAGATTTACCCTCGAACTTACCAATCTCCATCTGCTCAAAGCCTTCGTGTACTGCTGATCCAAAACCTGTAGCCGTACCATAACTAGCATGTCGCCACCCATTTAGTACTGACCAATCATAATATCTTGGACAAGCAAGGAAAGAACTTAGACTAGATGTATCCCATACCTTCTGGACGGGGGCACCTCTGTCGTTCCACACAAACTTCCTTAGTCTTTCTGGTAACTCACTCATTTATATTCTCCTATGTTTCTGATATTAACATCTCAAGTGGGTTCTTGTCAAACTTTTTGGGCGCTGTCTTTGTCGCAGTCGCCTTACTAATTCGTTTACCACTTGCCTCTGCTGATCTTACGTTCTCTCTTGTAGCCTGTAAGTAAGCCACAATAGTTTGGATACCCTTCTCATTCTCTGCTAACTCTAGTGGGTCAGACTCAAGTAATTCTGTGGGTATCTCTAGTGTATCTTCTTTTTCTTTTGTCATTAGTGTTTGGTCTCCTCACCTAGTTGTGCGAAAGCATTCATTATATCACTGTCAGATTTTTTCGCAGCCTTCTGCATCTCTTCAATCATAGCACCTGACGTGGCTGTTGTGTGTAGTATATCCGCAAGTAAACTTACCATCCCCATAGTGCCGTACTTTAGAAAAGATAATCTCATACCTACCTCCACCATTGCAGATACTAATACGTCCGTACTATAGTTTGCACTAGCCTCAAGTATGGCAGGTTTTAATTCCTCTACTGCTTTCTCAAATTCTAGTCTGTATGTTTCTTCTGTTGTCATATTATCTCTCCTGTTTTTGAGTCCTTGATAATCAAGTCCTCCATTTTATCTAGCACACTAGAAATTTCTACTGCTTTATCTACAGCATTGATAACTAACATGTCATATTTCTGATGGTCAACCTCATCTTTGTTGGACATCTGTTCACGATATGCTTTTATATATCGGTGTATCCTCATCTTCAATGCGAAAGGATTGTCGCATGGTATTGTAACCTTGACTTCGTCTAAGTCAATCTCTTCTATATATTTATTTACCTTTTCTAAGGCGTTTGAAATATCTATCTGTTGGAATAAATTGTAAGTCTTTGGATTGAATCCCATCTCCGTGTACCTCCTGTAAGTATTCATAGTCATTAGGGTCAAACTGTGGATCATCTATGTATTCTTCCACGTTCATGTTGTCGTCAAATAATTCTAGTGTTTCATCTAATAGGTAATCATCACCAGTCTCGTAGGTCTTTTTCTTTTTAGTCATGCCGTCCTCCTTATGTTAATAGTTTGTATAACAAATTAAATCCTATCACATAGAATACTCCACGTAACATTATCCAAACCAACACTCCTTGTATGGCTGAGAATACCTTGTCCCAATAGTAAGAACTCTCCACTATTGATTACTCCATTCGAGTATATTCTTTTTGGATTTAATATTATCCTTAGTCAGATAGCTAGGGTTGTATGGTAGATCATCCATCACATACATCTTTACTATCATCTGTTTATTATTACTTAGTCTGACTAGTGTGTCAACCATCTTATATGCCGCACCCTTTTCCATTCGATCAATGTAATGATACACCCCAGGGCTTGTCAGTTTAAAAACCTCGCCCCTTATCTTGTACTTGAATGTGTCAGCATCTTCATTGCTTCTAAATACTATAGGGTATGCGTTACTTAAATCCCCCATGTTAAAGTTTGCGTCTACTGTTGTAGCAGTATCTATAAACTCTTGGGATCTTAGTAAGTCGTGCAGTCTTTCATTTCTTTTTAGTGTTCCGTATACGAACAGGTATTCTTCCACTTGTATTCCTCTCTCTATCTTTCTCGTAGTTAATCCAATCACCTAACTCTGTATGACATAATAGTTCAGTCATAAAGTTACCGAATGAATTAACGATTGTCTCTTCTTCTTTATCTTTTAAATGGTATTGATAATAACCAACGTGCATTAGTTCATGCAGTACTACATTGATTGCGTCAGCACCACCACGTTCAACCATTTCTTTATCTAAAAAGATTTGATAGGGTGGCTTGATAATGAATGTGCCTTGTGCTTCACCAACTTCATACATTAAGTTATGAGGTAGGCAGACTAACTCAATTTTAAATGCTCCGATTCTTATATGTTTAGGTAGTTTCATAGTATAGTCTTACCACATTTTTTTATTGATGTCAACAAATTTGTTTGATTCATTCTCTTTATGTATCATACTATACCATACCCATTTCATTTTGTTTTCTTTAGGTAGTAGTCTACGATTTAGTAACTTATATACTAACTTCTTTATCATCATGTCCTCCTGAATTGTGACGGGGTGTACTGTATAGCCAACCCATGTCTGTTATCTCTTGTTTGTTATATGCATCGACGAATTGTCGGACAGTATAATAGGTAGGTACTTCTGCTGAAGTTCCTGTGCCGTCAAGTAAGAACCTATCTAGCTGTGCGTCCGTCACTTTGTCGGATGGATTCCAATAGGCTATATCCCATTGCATATCTTCATCCTTCATTGTGTATACCCAACCACTTCACGTATTGTTCCCTGTCTTTCATCTCTGTCTGAGGGAAAGCATCATAACATTGCCCTAACCTTTCAGCTAATATATTTTCAGCCTGTCCTATTGGTATATACTTACGCATAAATTGTATCATCGCCTTAGCGAAGTCTCTATTTTTTGCTTCTTGTTTTGTCATTAGCTTTACCTTCCTTATCTTTCTTTACCAATGCGAAGTAACGCATCGCCTTGTCGAAACTCATAGTACCATTCATTGAATCGCCCTTAAGTTTTTCATACTCTGATCTTTCTTTATCTGTCATTGCTCTGTCCTGTCTCTATGTAATGATAAAGTATACCTATCTCAATTTCGCGTACCCTTATCTCTCTACGCATCTGCAGATATGCAGTGCCATATCCTATACTAGCCATAAGCACCAGCATAAAAAATATTACTAGCTCAAGTCCCATAGTATTCCCCATGCTACACATATCAATACCAATACAGAAAATGTTATACTCATTAGTAAAAAGTTACTCATCTTTATCCTCCATTCTATTTTCTAATTGTGTTACTAAACTTTGTAAATGTTCTACATCTTTCTGTTTAACATCAGCTATATCATCTAGCATACACGCTACCGATATACTCAGTTCATTAATTATCTTTTTCATCTTCATTCTCCTTTGATTTTTTGTGTGCATCTATCATCACACTAAACAAATCGCTTTGATATTCGTTCTGTTCTTCATACTCTTTCATCTGTTCATCAGTCATGTTGTCGATCTGATCTTGCATCCATGCCTTTACCTTACCCATTGTCAAAGTCCTCCTGTTGTTCATCTTCTTCTAGCCTCTGTATATGTTTGTCTATATACTCGACTGCTTCAAGCCAACCCTGCGTGATCCGTTCATCACTTGTTCCGACTGGCAATCTCTCGTACCCTTCTATCTGTTGAGATAGATCGGTTAGTAGTGTACTTAGTTCTGTCTTTAGTCTGTTAATCATAGTCATAATTATACTCCTTCTGTTATTAAATGCAACAGCTTTTGTGTCGCAGTAGTATAACACCATGAGAACACCGAGTGTTCCCGTATTACACTGTTATTGGTTTACCCACCCCCATACCCCTCTAATATACGATTTTAATTATATTATTTTTTTATTATATATAAATATATAAAGGGTGTGTGCCTGACATTCCTAGAATGGGTGTCATTCGGGGTCTGTCGGTGATCGGTCGGTGTTATATTGAATAAAGGGGACATTGCATTTTATTTTTCGAGTGCCCCCTTCATTCGTGAGGTATTAGCTATGCTAATTTTCTGTCGTAACTCCATGTCTGATACATCTCATCTTTAATTACATGGTTGTGGTTAATAATTCTAGTGTGGTTGCTTCGTGTTGTGAATGCCCCACCGAGTATTGGTTTTGGTATACCTATAGGTGGATCGAGTGTCATGTCAGCAAGATCATACCCACTAGGGTTAGTACCTAACTCCTCGAAGCGAGGGATTGTTTTCTTGATACTAGGATATAGATATCTATATGACCTCCATACATTTGGTTTCTTTAGTATGCGTCTGTGCCTAGCATTCTCAGGGGTATCGCGTAGCAGTTCCTCGAATTGGAATCGTCTTATGTGCGTACCTGTTGCTATCAGTATGTACTTAGTCTCATGCCCTTTGTTCCTGTTGAGATCTATGATCTGCTCTTTAAGTTTGTTGATATTAGTTTCCGAACTATCAACAACCTTGAATCTGTGAACAGACGGAAAGATTTCAGGTAGAATTTTGGCGATGCCCCAAGTTATATCTTTCATATAGAAAGATCTATCTACTAGCTGAGATGCAAAGCTATCTAATTTAATAGGTGCTTTCGTTATCACGTCATGTGATAGATTCATTGCCTTACTTCCATTAATAAGAACATAGCTTTTACTATGAGAGGCTTTACCTAAGTAAAGTTTATTACACCTACCTACATCATCATCATGAGGTTTAAATGTTTGAAAACCTATGATCATTTGTTTGTCAAAGTTTATGTGCCTATATACTTTATCTACTGTCATTTGTTACCCCCTTTACTGTTGAACTTTAGTTGTTCAAGTTCAGATACACTATCGTATATCTCATCTTGTGTTGCATACACTAGGTCATGTAGCATATCACCTGTACCTGACGGATTGCGTTTCACTATCTCATCAATCTCATCAGAGGTTGCTCCATATAGATCAGCTAGGTTATATAACTCACCCTCTTTAGATATCTCAAAGGTATTGCTTTGAGGCTTGTAAGTTTCGGTGTCGTAGTCATACCTTGAGTCATACACATCATCCCAACCCCAATCGTTGTCTGACTTTGTGCCATAGGTAGGCTTGTACGATTTACTATTCCATATACTAGAATTACCATACGGCATTATGTTATTGGATAGTGTATCGGTTACGGGATCGTAGTCCATACCCACACCTCTCGATAATGAATATGTATTGGATAGCCACATATCATTATCTAGTAACTCACCCTCATCTTCATTGATGATCGTGAACTTCTTTGTCTTGCTATCTAGGAACAATAACTTGTCACTACCAATACTATCAGCAATCATTTCTTGCCAATCAGCATTGTACAGTAGGTCAGGATTGTTAGATAACATAGGTCGTAACACATACTTTACATACTGATGAGTGTCCGACTTGTCTTTGTCAATCATTGGCGTTGGTAGCTTTGCACCATTGTGCATAAGGAATACATCACGTCCATGTGTCTCAGTATTTAGTACACTAAATGGGTGACAGTTTCCCTTGTTACTACTACCTGTAGTTGTAAACCTCCAATGTAATCCCATTGGAATCTTCATGTCTTTGTACTGATCGAACAGTTTCACAATATCCTTAGAGGATTTAGGTACAATCTTTTGTGTTACTACCCTATCCTTTTTTAGATACATGATACCAAACCCATCTGAATTATTTTCATAGGCAGATTTGATTAAGTTTTCTTTGACAGATGAACTGTCATTTGTTTTTACTATTAAGCACATTCGTTTACCTCATTCTCTCTTATAGTGTTAGTCTTTCCACTTGCAAAGCTATTCTTTACAAGCCATTTGTATAGGTATGGATACATACCCCTGTTGTCTTGCAATCCTACCCACTTCACAAAGTTCTCGTATTGCAAATCTTTTAAGCTGTTAGTATCTATATCATATGATGATTGTTTTACAAACCTCACTAGGCTATGCACAAACTCTAGGTTTCGCATGATACCTGACTTCGATAAGTTACCTCTGAACATTCTGAACTCTATCGTATTAGGTTTACCTGTATTGATAGCTTCATATTTATCTGTTCGTTCCAATCCATCCTTGATACTTTTAGTATATCGTTTACACCATTGAGTATCATCACGACCTGCAAAGCTAGTAATGAAACTACTATTGTGTTTACCATTTACAAACACCAATAGCTTACCGATTTCTAAGGGAGTGACTGCTCGTCTGTCTACATGGATATGAGTACCACAGGTACTTGTATGCCATGCCTTACATCTGTTTGTAAAGTTCGTCTTACTCTCACAGAATTGTGTCCACCTATACTTCTGACTTTTCAAAGTCGCAGGTATCGTAACTATCTCACCTCCATTTTCTAGTGATCCATCATGCTTGACTATTCCAAACCCTCTCATTTGTGTGTGCATATCTGACACTAAGTCGTGCATATCATTATCATCTCTGATTTCCCATTCAGCCTCAAATCCTAGAAGCATTTCATCTTTATCATCTGAAGGCATACGCATACCTCCATTAATCCAATGCTTATCAAACCCATTGTTTTGCATGGATCGTATGACACACGCGTCATATGAATACTTACCATAACTATCTTCATAGTCATCTTCATCATCATATGGGTAATCATCTGTGTGATACCACACACCATCACCATCATGGAATTGATAGTTGTCATTGATACAGGTTTCGCATACATACTCATCACCATCTACATAGGTCTGATCTTCTGTATATGATACAGTAGAACAGCTATCACATGATGAAATATCGTACTCACTCATGTCACTAGATATCAAATGATGACGCACCTGATAACATTGTTCATGGTTGTGCATTTTGTAACCTTGGTGTCGCATACGATTCCATATCCAAACACCCATGCCGTCTACTTTTTCTAGTAGAAATGGGAGGTCAACATTACGCTCAAATAAAGTATTAAGATACTCTTGCAAATGGTCGTGATCCCAGTCAACGATTTTTCTTACTGTTTGTTTTCGTACTGCCTTCCATATATCATAGTAGCTAGGGCTACCTGTGATATTTAATGAGTAAGTTTCCGATCTCATAAATCGTAGTAGTGTAGTCGTATTAGTTGTCATATTATTACCTCACCATATTGTTAATATTAAAATCATTATAATGATTACGTGTGCAATCACAATAAGACATTCTGCCACATGGAAATAAGTTTTTTCCAAGTCAACCTTTTTATTGAATATCATCTTTCGATATCCCATGCTACATGAAGTACACCCTGACACCATGTCAAACATTCGGCAGGTGTCAACCTTGAAGTCACATCATGCGATCCATTATTAGATCGTATCCTATATGGATATGTATATGCTGAACTATGATCTACTTCATAATCCTTGTTATATATTTCGTTTATCTTAGCAATCAGTTGCTCTATCTTTTTTCTTTTACTCATTTAATATACCTCATTTAATTCTACTGTGTC